TTTTCCATTTTTTATCCTGTATATACGATGTAAGTTGCATCTTCGTTTGATGATATATATTTTTTCTCGTTTGGTTGAACTGAACCTGAAACGAATATTCTATCAGAGTAAACTAATGTAGAGTTTGCTATTATCACATTATAATTAACTGATTGATTCCATAATTGGGTAGTTTCACTCCATGTAGTTTGGGTTTGCGACCATACGGTTGATGCAGAACCCGTTGGTCCATACCATATTTCTAAATTATAAGTTGTACCACCAGTACCTCCTAATTCATTTAGAGTGTATTCACTTGAACCAGTTATGATTGTTTTTAAAGTTATCCAACGTGGGTTAGTTGGGTCTACATTTGATGTGTAGGTGATACCTGCTAAATCGGTATTGTTCTGTAAGGTAGGGTAAGTAATAATATTATAAACATATCCAGATTCTAAAGAACTTGTTACGAGGGGTGTATCAGTTTCTTTTTGGAAGGTTATAGTATTGAGTTGGTTTTCCTTTAAAGTAATCATATGTCTCCTTAAAATAAGTTTGGGGGGTTGTTACACCCCCCTCACTCATTAAACAATTATTGTGAAATTGTAATCCCTGTTAATACATCACCAAGAGTATCTCCTGCAACCGGAATTGCTGGGTTTGGCTCTTGTGCCGTAAATGTTAGGGTGTATCCATTAGCATCGCCAATGGCTGTTCCAGTCTGACCTTGTCCTCCATTAAGTTGAGCACCATATACTTCACCTACGTAAAAGAATTTATCTCCATCAACACCAGCGTTATTAGTTTCTACAACTAATTTTAAATCTGGGTTCTGAGCTAATACTTTCATTTGGTTACGTAATGCTGACTGCATCTTTAAGAAAACAGCATTTACTGTTGATTCGTAGAATACTGTTCCGTTTTCAGTTGAACCATTAATGGTCTCTGTGAAATCAGATGTTCCTCTTGTTAAATCAAACTGATAAAATACACCATCACCAGATATATCTGTAATCTCACCAGAGACTTCAGTTATAGTAGTTACGGAGCCAGAGAGGATATACAATGCTTTGATTCCACCTGCGTTATCTCTACATCCTAGAGAAAATCCTGCTGTAATATCACATGCCATAATTTTTATCCTTTCTTTAAATTTATATCAGTTATTATAAGTTGTTAGTTACCCAGAATTCAGGATAAGCTACTTGTACACCTAATTTAGTTACAATTCTGTGTTTCAATTGGTCACCATTGATGTCATACCACATTTGGAAGTTATCCAAATCAGATACTAAATCCGTACCAACAACGATTTGTCTTGCAGGACCAGTTACGATTCTATCAGAACCTTGTAATCCTACTGTACCTACGATTGTAAGGTTAGCAAATGGGTGTTTCATAGATAATAACGAACCTCTGTTCTCTACTGCTGCAGGGTCAAAGTGGAAGTTATTTTCTTTTCTCAATCCTACGATGTATTTTCTGAAGTTAGCAACACTCATGAATGTTGTTAAATCATCTCTATCTTGTACATCTTGGTTCAATGCTTCTAATTGAGCATCTACTTGGTCTACGATGTTAGCAGATGTTGGTACTGAAGATGAAACAAATGTTACATCAGAAGAACCTGAAGCTAATAAAGTATTTAATCCTACTGAACAATCTCCACCTGCAGTTGTTGCAGTCCAGATAAATTGGTCATTCTTCTTTTGGAAGTTAGCAACCAATTGAGAAGCGTACTCTTCCATGAAAGCATAAGTTTCAGGGTAAGAACCTTGTGGTCCTAATAACCCAATATACTTTTGGTCTAAATCTTTTAAACAAAGACCATCATAAGATGTACGAGTACATACTGTGATATCTCTTTGAGTATAAGTTACTGAACCAGATGGAGTAGATACACAAGAGTTACCATCTTGTATTACTAAATCAATCTCTTGTAAGTTGATTGGTTCTTTATATTTAATTCCTTCTTTTACTGTTACGAACTCGGTTGTTGAACCGGCCATTACAGATTTTACTAACATTTCGCCTGCTAGTTCATTGTTAAAAGCGTCTAATGCCGCTACGTTAAATCCTGACATAATATTATTCCTTTTTTAGTTTTTGTTTCTAAGTTTAACTAATCTTTCGAATTGTGCTTTCTTTTTAGCATCTGTTGGTTCGTAAGATAAGTCTGTTTTCTTAGAGAATTTGTTTGTTGTGATTGTTTTTTCAGTTGCTGGTTCTGCAGAGAATGTTTCTACTTTACCTTTAACTTCTTCGATTTGTTTGTTGAATTCTAATTTAAGTGCATCAATTTGAGTTTTAAACTCTGCTGATAACGCTTTAATTAGTTCTTCATGCATGTCAAAAGTTTCTTCGATGATTTCTTCGATGATTTCTTCCTCATCTTCCAATTTCTCTTCTGCTTCTTCAGTTGCAGTATCTGCGATTTCGGTTATTACACCTCCCTCCACTTTGATAGTAATACCACCTTCTAAATCGTGGTAACCATCAGGTGCTGGAATGTCACCATCCTCAGTCACCACTGCAATCTCACTACCGATAGCAAGTTCTTCACCTGTGTATTTCAGGTCAATACTACCATCTGCAGTTTTGATTTCGCCCATTTTGATTTCCTCCACTACATCTACGATTGTTTCTTCTACAAACGTTTCTTCAGTAACGGTTTCTTCAACTTTAGGAGCATCAACTAAATTGAAGTGTTTTTTCACTAAATCTTTTAGTTCTTTGTTCATAATTTGTTCCTTGTTAAGTTTTGATTGTTTTGATTTAGAAATTACCTTTAGCCTTTGAGTCCTCAACTACCAATGTCTCTCCATTAGTCAACTTGTATTCTCCATCAGGCAATGTTACTGCTCTTTCTCCATCTTTTAATATAAATACGACCAAGGAGTTTTCATCAATTACGATTTCAGTTCCACCTTCGGTTGTTCTGTAATAGAAAGTTTGTTTTGATTGGTTAATCATTTTATCAGCAAAGAAACCTTCTACGGACCATCCCATAACTTTTCCTTCTTTGATATATTCATCCCAAACTTTCTTGTTGTTTATTTTCATAGTTCCAAACCATGTACCTTTTGGATATTCTTTACCCATCATTGCATATGATTTATCTTTCTGTGAATCTTCTACTATCCAACTTTCTACCAATGTTACATCTTCCACATCATCATCTTCTGAATGTTCAATGTTTACACTTGATTGGTAGTTGTTGATTAGATACTTGTGTGCAATCTTCTCAATAGTATCCTTTGAGAAATAAACCCAATAATCACCATTGTATATATCGTATCTGTATATCAACTTTTCAGGTACCATAATAGGACCAACTACCATTTGTTTCTCTTTATTTAATTCAGAGAAATTAGATTCGGTAAGTGTTGGTGAATTAGGATTTCTGTTTGTGGTTGGTTTAGCATTTACTGAAGTTGCTTCATTGATACTTTCTTCAGTTTGTGTTACTTCCATTCCTTCTTCATTCTTAAACATTTTAAGAACTTGCCAGTAATGTCTACATCCGTAAGAACCTTTGTAGGTAAAGATATCATAGATACCGAACTCAGAGTTCTCACCTTGAATGGTAAGTTTGTTTATATCTTCCTTACGAAAGATAAGATTTGCTCTTCTCATTTTAGAACAGAAGGTTCTGTTCTTAGAATCCAAAGGACCTTGATAAGAGTATCTGATTTTGAATTTGCCATAATCTTCAAGAGAAGAGAGGTCAGGTTTGGAACTAATAGCGAAATCGTGTTCCCCTGCTTCTTCTATTATCCAACCTTGTTCCTCTAACTCTTCCCTGCTTTCTCCTACCGAAAGTAATTGTTCCAAGATAGCATCTTGTCTATCTTCTGGTAAATCATCAATATAATTGGTACTGATAACATCTTCAAGTAATTTATCAAAGATATATTCATCAGTAATAGTTTGTTGTGAGTTAAAATAATGGAAATTCTCTTCAATAGCTGGAGACATAACAAGTGAAATCTTATCAACTCCGCTCTCTATATCAAACTCATCAATCTCTAATTTGATTATTTTCATTTAGTATTCCTATATAGTGTACATATTATTATATACCAATTGGTATAATGGTTATCCCGCGAGGGTTCTACGAGCTTGTATCTTAGCATTTGCTTCTTGAGAACTTCTCACATCACCATTTACCACATATGCTCTGATGGAGTTTTGATTTTGAAATGATGCCTCAGCAACATCTATTTGGTCTACTGCAGAACTACTTCTTGTAGTAGGAGCTCCTCCACTTGTTGGTATTCTTGGAGTTGCAACAGTTGGACCACCACCAGCACCAACTCCTCTTGCCGCACTCTTAGAAGCACGTGTTGCAGATACAACTGCTGCAATGATACCAGCGGCTTGTACTGCATATGCAATAAGAAGGGGAATGTTTTGTGGGAAACCAACTGCAGCCGTTTTTGCTGCACCTGTTGCGGTTGCTACTGTTGCCTCTGATGCTTTAAGAGTAGTAAAGGTAATGGTTTTCTTTGCTTCCATTATCAACTCTTTTGCTGCAAGTACTTGTTTAGCAATAAGTAAAGACCTACCAACTGCAGTTTCTCTACCGGCTAACATCATTAAATTATCTAAAGCAAAGAACCTTGCCTCGTTTAATTTCATTTGATTGTTTATTACTGCCGCAGTATATTCATCATCTGCTTTCTTCTTTTGATATAAGAGTAGATTGTTAAAATCTGCATCTGATTGTAATTTATCTTTATTAGCATCAGTTAAACCAATAGTTGCTATTTCTAATTTCTCTTCTGGTTTTCTATTTGCAAATGCAATCAGTTCTGCTTCTTCTCTTTGTTTCTGACCAATTAGTAGAATTTGTTTTTCTATATCTAATTGTCTTTTCTTAGCATCAAATATCTTATTAGATAAATCTTCAGTTTTTTCACTTTCTTCATTGGTAGCTTCAATTAAAACTTTAGCACCACTAATTGGAGAAAGTGCAGCTGCAGCACCAAACTTAACTTTTTCCCAAAATGAAAGTTCTCTGTTCTGTGCCTTTTCTTTTTCTAACTGAAGTTCAAGGTTCTCTAATAATAAAGTGTTGTTCTCTAATTGAAGTAGAAGTTGTTTCTTTATTTCTTCATTTATACGAACAGTAGATTCACCTCTTAACTCTGTATTACTTGCTTGTAATTCTAATAAGGTTAAATTTTCATCTCCTGCAGTAATCTGTTCGTCTAATAACCCATTCTGTTCTTCTAATAAATCATTAGTTCCAGCAATGAATTCATTTATCTCATCCCAATAAGCAATAACAGTTCCAAGTGCAACTACTAATGCTCCAATACCTGTAGCAATAAGTGCCTTCTTAGTTACCTTACCAAATAATTGAGCACCAATTCCTGCTTTGTTAAATGCAATTGCAACTTGTCCTAATCCTTCTGATAAATCCTTTAATCCTAAACCGAATGCAATAGCGTTAGCAGCTTGTTCTTCAAGGAATGCTAGTTTATCACTTTCTATACCAAGTAATCCAAATGCACCAACAACTGATTGAGTTGAGCCTGCAAGGATTTTCATACCACCATCAAATGCCTGTATCTTATCCTCAAAGTTTAATCCATTGATAGAGTTTCCAATATCCTCAATTTCTTTATTTACACCTTGTGCAGCCTTTGCTAGGTTTTTGAAATCTTTAGAACGTGGGTCTAAATCCTTTAATTCTGCGTTTAATCTTTCAGCACTATCTTCTAATTGAGAAAGAGTCTTTGCTGAATTCGCATCATCAATTATAATCTTGTATTCAATAGTTTTATCTGCCATATACTAAATTATATAACCACTACCCTATTTGGTATATATAATATAACAAGGTGGGGTTTTTTTTACCTTCATATACTCAATTTTCCCCACCTGATACTCTATATATTAAAAGAGGGAGTTTTTTGTCATTCTCCCTCTTTTTTATTTAGAATGAATATAAATAACATAAAAACTTATCGTTTATACTTAATACTCTATATTTATACTCACAATAGTCGTGGTAGCCTATTGAATAAAACATTACACAACCTCAATTAAATGAAGATGCTACCACACAGTCTTTGTTTGATTGGGGTTTTTCTTTACAGCAGAGTTAGATAATCTCTAAGACATAAAAATTATCCGAGAACTATATCTTGTGTTAGTTGGGTGTTGCTTGGTCAGCCAAAGAGTTCAACAATCATCGACAGATAAACTAAACTCTTATACAAGAACTGAACTCGTTAAAAAACAGGTAGATAGAAACCTTGTTGTTTGTTGTTAGTTTCTATTAAGATATGTGTGGTTAAAAGTGAAATCAAAAGTTTCGCTAATAGGAGAGTTGTATTTTAAAACTACTTAGTTATTTAGTTTTTCCTTCTGAGGTTAATAACTTTTCTTTAAAAAATATTAAAAAAGATTTTGAAACCTCGAATATATATTGTATCTTTACACTATAAAATTATTAAATATGCCAAAAGATAGATTTAAAACAAGAGCAAGTTATGATACTACTTTCAAATATGGTATCACAGAAGTAAAAGGTGTAGGTAAAAATAGAACTATTACTGAATCACAAATAAAATTAATGAAAGATTTATATAATCTTAATAATTTAACACAATGGGAACGAGATTTTATCAAATCTTTGATGAGATTTGATAATTTATCTCAGAAACAATTACATACATTAAAAAATATATACATTAAAAGATACAGATGATATGTGGAAATACCTCAGTAAAGAAGATGTAGAATACTTTAAAGGTAAAGTTAGCAAAGAATTCTATTATAAATTACAACATCAGGCAATTAAAAGAATTCCTATGTTAAAAACAAGTTACGAATCTCTAAAAAAGAAATATGGCAACTAATGAAGATTACACTGCAGGTAAAGTAACTATTCAACACGAATACAGATTTACTGAAATAAAAGAATGGGTTAAATTCCAAGAAGAAAAGAAAAAGATACAAGACAAGTATGAATCTAAACCTTGGGATATGCATGAACAAGGGAAAGGAAATTATAAAGACCCTTATAATGAAGAATGGTGGAATGAGTGGCAATCTTATAAAAAAGAAATCACAGATTTAATTCTTAAACCAAAAGGAAACTTTCAGAAATTCTTATGGAAAATTAGACCAGAGAGAGAACAAATATATATAGATACTTGGATTAGAGGTAGATATAATACAGATTCAAATAAAAAGAAGAGGTCCTAATAGACCTCTTTTTCCTTTTCTAAATCCCACTTCAGTTTACGTACTGCATCTTTCATCATCTTTCTTTTCTTAGTGGTAGGTTTCGTATATTGTTTCCTATCTCTCAGTTCTTCTAAATGACCTGAATCTATGGTTGCTGATTTAAATCGTTTCAAAGCACGATTAATATCTCCCTTAATAACTTTAGTTGTTGTTAACGCCTTTTTCATATTCTTGTAGTTTCTTTATATATTCTCTCCACCCACATTGGATGATTTCTATTTGTTCTTTATTTTGTAGATACAGAAAATCAAAATACTTCTCATCTGAACCTACTAATCCTTTATCTAAGAAGGTTTCTATTAGTTTATATATCTGAATACCCAAATCTTCTATTTGTTCTTTAGGAATGATAAATGAACCTCCTTGTATAAACCTCATCTGTGATAAGATATGGTCATCTTGATTTTCTATACTAATATTCTGATGATGTGAAAAGAAAATAGGTTTATCTCCAATCCTTTCAGTAGGGAATGGTTTATTTACATCTTTTATATCTTCTCTATAACATGCAGCATCAGTCCATACATAGTGAGTTCCTTCCATCTTCTGACTTGCTTGTAATAACCACCACATCTTATTATACATCATTATATTATACCAAGGTTGTGTCATCTCAGGTACATCAAAGTGTATCTTATTCTTAAACTCTTCACTTCCCATTACATCCCATAGTTTTTTAGAATGTAATTGTGTTGCGAGAAGTTCTTCTTTAGTATCAACTATAATCTCATATGGATGAGAATACTTTGAGACCATCTCCTTTATTCTGTCCTTAAATTTTTCTTCAGTAAAAATCACCATAGGTGCTTCTATTGATAGTGTTCTTTCCATCCAATCAAGGTATCCACCATATGATTGTGTGAAGTTACTCCATTTATCTCTGCCTATATCAAATAGAGCAGTTACTATTACAGGTTTTATATCCAATCCCATCCTATATTTTGGTGTTTGTGTTTTAAGTTAATTTTATTTACATCGTAATATGGTGATGAACCATCTTTATTAAATATACTGCCTAACGAATGATTATAGCCATTTAATATGGTAGGAACAAATCCTTCTGAATACCCACTTAAACCCCATCTAAATTGTTGTAACAAGGTATTCAATGCAGTATTAGAATATCTAACTACTGGAAAGAACGAACCATAGTATTCATTTATCCACCAAGGTAGTTTATCTCCCTCACCAGGAAACCTTTCAAACCACATATGTTGTGAAGTAGTATCTTCATCTATCTTTCTAATACCTTTACCGTAATCTTCTTTAGAGAACATTAACCAAGTTAGAAAATCTGTATCTACATTATTAAAGGAATTAATAAATCCTTCCCAATCATCGCAAGTTACATCATCATCGTAGAACCAATACCAATCATAGTTAGGAAACTTTTGGTAGAAGTTTAACATTCTAAAATGAGCATAGAACCAAACTATATTTCTATTACCGAAAGAATTCCAATAATGTTTTTTAGATACCTCACCAGAGAAACCTAAATCATTACACATAGATTCTTCTGTATATATAAATCCTTTACCACCTTCGTTGTTGTTGTTATCCCACAACCAAGTTTTAGGATACGGAAAACTATTCCAATGATGAACCCAACTATTGTGTGTTTGAGGACAGGTACTTACTAAATGTATCGTGTTGTCAATTCTTTGTTCCATTCTTCTATTCTATTAAATTGATGTACTATATCAAAGATATCCCAATCTCCATTTACTATTACTCCACCTTCATTTCTTGCTTCACCAAATCTTTCTTGCATCTTAGATTTAAATCCCCATGCTTCGTAGAAATCCGTAGGTCCTCCTACTGCACAATGTAGAACCCAACCATCTTTAGGTGAGAGAACTTTAATTCTACTTGTATCTTCATACAAAAGAATATTAAGTGCAGCCTGGTCTCTGATATCATGTCCACCTTTACCCATAGTTAGTTTATCCATATCTTTGAGCAAAGATATAATCTTATCTTTCCTACCACCAATCACTCCACTACAAACAATCAGTTCATGTCTTAATTCTTCTACTTTATCTGGATATGATTGTTGAAGAACTGACATATTCCAAGGTTCTTCGTTATGTGTAATACCTTCTGTACCAACTATAATATCATTACCCCAAATCTTTTTGAATGGGTCATCTTGAAACATTACATCAAATACATCAGTAACCAAAACATAATCAAGAGGTAGTTCTTCCAATGTTTGCCATTGAAATTGTAATCTCATATTGTTTATAGTTTCATTACCTTGTGTATGATATGGGAAAGCATTGATTCCCATCTCTCCTAATAAACCAATCTCGTGTGGTTGAGGGTTTACTACTACCAAGTTGATAGAACCCCCACAAACCTCTCCAAATGATTTACTCCAAACTTTAATTTTATCTATGTGCTGTGTTATATTATTTACACAACCTAATAATCCTACCTTCATATTGTTACTTCTATTTTATCTACCCAACCTTTTGATTTAGAATATGGCCATACTATCCACTTGTGTGGTGGTGGTCCTTGATACTCTTCCCATATGGTGATGTTGGATTGGTTTAATATATTTGTATTTTGTTCATCTCTACGATGTATTGCATTTCCATTCTCATCTTCAAAGATTACTGCAAACCATTCGTAATCATCGTGAGTAAGTTTATCTTTACTGAACTCTAATGGATGTTTAAAGACTGGATAGAATGGTTCATCAGATATATGTGGGTCTGTATTACCTTTGATATGTGATTGTATTGCTCTATCTTTAAAACGAATACCCATCATCTGTTCCCACTCTTCTAAAGTTCTTTCAGTACCAAATCCGTATTTACCAAAATCGTAATCAGCAGTTTCACCATCTACTCCTAAGAGTTCTCTATTTCTTTTGTGTGATTTATTATTTCTATCTACCCAAGTAGTATCATCATCCCATTGTTTAGTTCTACCAACACGAGTATATTCGTGCCAAGCAATTACTTTATGTGGATGGAAGATATCGTATCCGTGAGTAAATGAACGAACTGCAATTGAAATCTCTTCACCATGGAAATAATAATTCGGGTCATGTTGAACCTCAACTGCAAACTCACCAAGAGTGAATGCAAAGTGAGCAGAATAAAATCTACCTGGTTTGGGTTCATCTTGTTTCTCCATATAATATGGTAAAAAGAATATTGCCCCTTCGGGTATAAATCTATCCCATCCCATACCCCACGGAGTGTTAACTCTACCTTGTGGGTCATTACTCGGGTCAAAGGAAGGAATGTAAGAGGTGATTAGAGGTTTGTTATATCCCTTCTCCTGAAGTTTCTTTAACATAGTGATTAATTCACTATCCCAACCCTCAATGAATCTGTGATGGGAATCTAATTGGAAGGTGTAAGTTTCACCATCATACTTTTGTTGTATCTGATTTCTTGCCCAACATGCTCCTTCTGCTTCTTGGTATGGAATATCAATAATGGTAAATCTACATTTCTCTTTTATACCATTCGGTATAATATCCCACTCATCTTCTTCTGAGTGTTGATGTGCAATACAAATGTGTAAGTTCTGTGGATTATCTGCTTTATCTAACAAATCTTCCAACGTTGGAATCAATTGCGGGTCTCTATAACTCGCAATCTGAATAAAAATGGTACTCATATACTATCGTTTAATATATTATATATGAGTACCTTTGTTGGTTAATCCTTTTGATATCCCCACGTATCTAAGTAAGTACCACCATTTGCATAAGTTCCAGCAGGTGATACATTATTCCATTCTACTACTACTTGGATTCCATCATAGAACCATAGAACCGTAGAACTACCAGTAGAATTAATATCTACTCGTTCAGTTCCTAAACTATCCCATATCTTAACTGATGGAGCAGTTATAAAGTATGGAGTACTTTGACTTGGT